CCGGCGGCATCATGCTCTTCATGTGGTTCAGTGCGTTGAGTTGCTGGATCGCCGCCTTGAAGGCCTGCGCCTGCGCGGGCAGCGACGGATCGGCCTGGCCGCGCGGGAATTCCGGAAGCAGCGCGACCGCGAAGTTATAGCGCAACGCCTGCTCGTACCCGGGCGGGAGGTCGATCGAATCGGTCACCGCGGCGAATTGCGTGATCGGGATCCAGTTCCACATCTCGAGCGTCCCGGTGAGGCGCGGGATCGGCGCGATGTAGACGGTCGAGTTCGGGTAGGCGTAGTCGCAGTAGAGGACACGCACATATACCGAGGTGGCCGCCTTTTCGGGAACGGACTCCCACCCGGCCGAATCGACGATCTCGAGCCTTGAGTCGATCCCGCCCGAGGCGACCGACGCCGATTCGATATGCACCGGCCGCGTCGAGAGCGAGTAGGAATTGCTGGAAGTGGTCGTCATCGTCACGCGCTGCCGCCCGACGAGAGACGCGCCTTCCGTGTTCCAGTTGGAGATCAACTGGTTGAGCGAGGCGAACGCATCGTTCAGCTCGTTCGTCTCGAGCGTCTCTCCCGATGCGATCGCGCCGATCAGGCGAAAGCTCGAATGGATCAACTGCGTAACCGTGGTCGGCATTTATGCCCGCTTCTTCTTGCGCGCAGGAACGGGCGCGGCCCGCTCCTGCGGCTGCTGGTCCGGCTTCCCTTCGTCCGGTTCGTCCGGATCGAATACCGGCTCCGGTTCCGGCTCCGGTTCGTACCGCTCTGGCACTCGCCGCGCCGGTTTCTCTTCAGGCGGCATTTGGACCCGGATGTCGCGAGACCATCCGGGTCCGAGCGCCGCTTCTTCCTCTTCGTTCTGGACCATTCGCATCTCGTGTGTCGGATGAAACATCCAGCGCGGATAGTCGATCATTTGTGCTGCGGTTGCGGAGCCGCGGGAGGCTTCGGCTTCTGCTGCTCCTGCTTCTTCGCCTCTTCGTCCTGCTTCTTGGCCGCATCGACGGCCGCCTGCGCGATGTTCGTCGGGACGGTGTAGGGAGCGTAGGAAGAGTCGAGGGTCTTCGCGTGTTCGGCGCCCGTGACAACGATCGGGGGCAGGTTGCTGCTAGTGTAGAGCGCCGGGTACTGGATTCTCGTCGCCTTCGCCAGCGGAGGCGCGGCCGGCGCAGGAGGCTGCGGTATCCATTCGTTCGGGTCCAGGGCGTCCTTCTGCTCCTGCGTCTCGACGACGAGGGCCGGGACGCGCCAGATCTGGTTGAAGTAGATTTCCGGCGGGTCGAGCGGTGTCGGCGCTTTCGGTTGCGGGCCGGTCATCACGTCCGGCTGCTTGTCTCCGTTCTTGTCTTTCGGCTTGTCTGCGATGGTGGTTTCGTTCGCCATGTTTCCTCCTACTGGACGACCTTGCAGGCCCATTCCGGACGCTGTGCGGCCCATCCGAAGAGGACATCGCAGCGGGTGACGAACAGGTCATTCAGAATGTCGTACATGCTGACCATGCGGATCGCGCACCCGGTGTCCGGGTCCTGCTGGTTGGCCCCGAAATGCACGCCCTTCGGCACTTCGAGCGGCGCCATGCCGAGGACGAAAGCGCTCTTGTGGTAGGCCATGCCGGTGGTCGAGAGCTGGCCTGTCGTTCCGGTCACGATCGTGAGCGGAGCGCTGGCGGCCGGCGATGCGGACACGGTCGCGCCCGGCATCGTCACCTGGATCGGGGGGTAGATCGGGATCGAAGCGTTGCCCGAGGCGTCCGACGAGACGTTCGCCGTGACCGTGAACTGCATGAGGTCCGTCTTCACGTCGCCCGACACGCGGTTGACGCGGAACACCGAGGGCAGCGTAAACACATCGCCCGCGTTCAGGCGCAGCGCCGCGGCCGCTGTCCAGCCGGACGTGCTGAGTGTGGATCCGGTCTGGCCCGCGCCCGCCACGATCGGAGCGCCGCCGAGCGGCCCGTTCGTGTGAATGCGGCAGTTCTGGTCCATCAGCCATTCGAAGCCGCCCATCGTCCCCATGCGGCCGCGTTCGTACTGATTTTTCAGTTGCGTGCTGCTCTGGAACAGCGCCTGCGTCGCGCCGAGGACCGCCGTCTGGATCTTCGGCGGAATGCACATGTACCGCGTGCCGTCCATCGGGGTCGAGTTCGTGTCGAGCAGCTCGCCCGCGGTCCAGAACGGGGTGAGCGTCGAGATCGGCGTGCCGACCGTGCCGACCAGGTTGGGCACGGTTTGATCGGCCATCGTGAGGCCGGCGACATCGACGGCGTTGGCGAGAGCGACCGCGGCGGATGCGAGGTAGCGGTCGCTGAACTGGTCGATCGAGAGCGTCAGGTCCTTGCTCGTGAACGCGAACCCGACGACCTGCTGGTTGTTCAAGGTTAAAGTTTTCTGCGTTTCGGTGACGTTCTGCGGGCTCATCACCGGGCCTGCGGCCGCCGTGAACTGCACGGCATCGCGCAGGCGCAAGGTGTCGCCGATCTTCGCGCCTTCGACGGCAAATTTGTCGTCCCAGGTATGCTCGATCGTGCCGCTGAAGCCAAGGTTGTTCTTGAAGCGCCTGAGAAGTTCATTTGTGATGACCGATGAGGTCAATAAGGTATTTACAGCCACGTTAGTCCTTCTAAAGGACTCATGGTCCCTAGCGCTTTAGGGATTCGTGATGGCGAACAACGTCCAAACAAAGCTGTAGAAATGCCTCATCGCTGAGAATCCGCTTGGCATGATTCACGTCACGATGAACCCAGCGAAGGTTGCTGATATCGTTACTTCCACCGTTGGCCTTCGCTTGAATGTGATCGATCTGGGCATTGTTTCTATCCAGTCTGCGACCACTTAGAGCACAGATGCCACGCTGTTTTTTCCAGAGCTGGGCGACTTCTACGGTCTTTGCAATAGCGGGCGTTCGCTTCTCGCCCGCTCCGCATAGATTACGAGCCTTGGACATAAAGAAATGCCGCTCGCCGTAAAGTTGCTTGTACTCGGCGAACGTGATGTAGTTGCGGTCCTTGTACTGCTTGTGCTGCTTCTGAATCTTGGAAGCATTCGCGGCATAATACGCCTTTCCACACGGTTTGCAACGCAGCCCGATCCCATCGGCGCGGCTGCTATCGCGAGGAAAGTCGCTCACCGGATGCTCCATCTTGCATCTACAGCAAATCCGCAATTCGCCATCACGCGGTCGTTGTAACCCTGAACGCAGATAGGTTGAGGTGACGCATTCCCGACAATTGGGAGCGCGCCCATCTCGCCGCCGCTTATCGCGGTGAAAATCGACGAGCCGAAGCGTGCGCTTGCATGTGTAGCACGTCTTAGGCTGTTGCTCATCCTCGTTCGGATCGAATGCCTTCCCTTGATTGACGGTCCATTCATCCTTGCAGGACTTGCACCAGATGTTCTTACCATCCGCGTGGCGTCTGTCATTGTGAAAATCGTCCAACGGACGACTGAGTTTGCATCTCGCACAGGTCTTCATTTGGGGCGTTATTTACCATTTTCGAGCCCCAATTCGTTAGTGTCCATAATCCTTGGTTGCAGTACCGTTTGAGGGGTCCTACCTATCCCTCAACTGCGCCTCCCTCAACTTGGCCCACGCTTTGTAATCGGACCTCGCGAAGTTCTCGTCGTTCACGTTCTGCGTGACGGTCTTCGCCGGCCGGCTCAACGCGGGCGGCGGCTTGGGTGCGCTGGTAACTTGCGGTTTCGTTGCAGCAACCGGAGGGACTGCGAGCTTCGCCGAGAGCCTCCCGATCGCCATCACCGCCCTGACCGGCGGCATCGCGGCGATCGCCTCCAGCTCTTCGGGATGCGTCGCGAGGTGGTACAGGATCTCCGCGCCCAACGGCTCGTCGAGCATCGCCTGGCGCGCCGCCAGGACGCCCGGTCCTTCGGGCGCTTTCACGCTCTTTACGACCTCGTCGTAATCGGCGTGTGCGGCACGCGCGGTGTTCTCGCTCGACGACCATGCGGTCTGAGTCGCCTCTTCCGCCGACTTTGCGGCTCGCTGCGCTTCTCGCTGATCGAGCTTCCAATCGGTGAGAGCCTCCTGATACTCCTCGAGCGTCTTGAAGTTCTCGAGCTTCGGCTTTCCGGGCGGTTCCGCGGGCTTCGGCGGTTCCGTTTGCGCGGGCTTCGGTTGAAGCACGGCAAGCTGCGCCTTCGCCATCTCGAGTTCCCGCGTCAGGCGGTCGATCTTGCGCTGGCGCGAGCTGCCGCGTCCCGGCTTTTCGGGCTCGTGTTCTTCGTCCTCGTCTTCCGGTTGCTGAGATTCTTCCGCGCCTGACTGCGGTTCGCTTTTGGCCGGCGGCGGCTCTTCGGCCGCCGCGGCCGCAGGTGGGGCCTCGTCCTTCTGCGGTAGCTCACCCGTCTCGCGCCAACGCACATACTCCCGAAAGTCTGTCGGGGCCTCAGTGGTTTGCGGCGTTGATTCGGGCGCGCCTTCCGTCGTCGAAGGACTGTCTACTTCAGTTGACATAACTCGTCACATTCCCGGGCGCAATGCCTCAGGTATCGGCGCGGGGGCAGCCGGCGGTGCTTGGGCCGCCGGCCGGCCGTTGGGCGCAGGTCTACCGTCCTGCCCCGCGGCCTCTCCCGCCGCCAGTCGCGCGATCTGCGCCTGAAGCACGGCGACCTGCTCGCGCAAAAGTGCGATGTCTCCAGCCGACGCGAGCTTGGCTTCGGTCGCGATCAAATCATTGCTATTCTTCGCCGCGGCCATTCGCTCATTGCTGGCGATTTTTTCCTGCTCGATGCGGACCTTGTACTCGTTATCGACAACGCTGGCCTGGATGATCTGCTGCGCCTGCTGCAATTGCATCTGAAGCGCCTGGATCGTCTGCTGGGCCTGCTGTGCTTGCGCGGCGAGCATCTGCATCTGCTGCTGCCCGTTCGAAGCGTCGGCGAGGCCCGGCGGCAGCGTCTTCCGCAGGCGGTCGGCGATCTTCTGCGCGCCGGGGAAGTCGGCGTTCTCGAACATGATGTCGCCGCATAACTGGATCAACTGCGGCTGCGCCTGCGCCAGTTGCGTGAGCACGTCCCACGTCTCCTGCCGGGCCGTCGAATACGACGGGCCGACCGAAAGCGTCACATCGTACTGGCCGCTCGAGAGGTCGTAATAGCGCTCCTGGTTCTGATCGTCGAGATAGCGCTTGTTCACGGTGACGATCTGCTCTTTGCGATCCTCGCCGAGAATGCGGATCTCCCGCGGCGTGTCGTAGATCCGCGGGATCAGGTCGCAGAGGATAACACCGCAATGGCGGATCGCGCGGTTCAGGTTGTCCAGAAAGTGCGCGTTCGAGAGCCCCGCCTGCGACTGCCGCTGCCGGATCGCCACGCCCGACGTCTCGTTGCCTTGCGATCCGAGCGATGCGTCGAAGATGGCGGTAGTGGCCTTGATATCGTCGGCCGCCTGCGCCGCGCCGAGGCTCAGTGCCTGGATCGGCGGCTCGAACTGGTTCCGCATTGGGGGAGGCGCCGGGCTGCCGGCGATGTCGAGAGGTTCGTACTCGAGATACGAATACGGAACCGTGTTCGCGTTGGCCCAGCGCGGATCTTTGAATGCGCCTTTCACGCCGATCCACGGGGCCTTCGTTCCGAGCAGGACGGTTTCCGCTTCCGACGAGCGGTAGAAGTTATAGAGCTTCTGCGCGTCCTTCGCATGACGGACGAGCGAGAACAGCTTCCGCTTGCCGTCGATCCACATTTCTTTGCCCAGCACCGCGAGTATCGGTATCCACTGGCCCGCCCATTCGGTGTAATCGAGGATCTCGACGCCGTTGATCGTGTAGCAGCAGATCTTCCTCTGCTGCGTGTCCCGCTCGATCGGCTTGTTGTCGGCGTCCGTCGCCACGCGCAGGCCGGGCGGCATCTCGTCGGGCACTTCGTCCGTGTACGCCGTGGTGCGCTTTCCGTCCGGCCAGTCGATCGCCGTAAGTTTGCGTGGGATGACCTCGACACACCAGTAGCGCGCGATCCGGACGCCCGACTTGCTGATCCATCCGGGCGCCGGGTTCTGGCCGCCGTCGAAGAAATTCGATTTCGAGACGACCGTGTCTCCGTATTCCTGCTCGTACTC